ATCTTTAGCCCCTGTAGATACTTTGATACATTGGCTATAAAATCAACGGCGATGGTGCTGATGGTGCTCATAGATTATAATATTCTTTTATATAAGTATTATAAACGCAGTCTGTTTAGTCTTTTTTAGACGACATATATTTTATAAACTGCGATTTTATATCAGCCTCTTGCTCATTTACATTCTTGTCTGGCTGCGGCATAAAGTCTTTTGGCTCATACTTCTTTTTGCCACCACCCATACAGTTTGCCATTACACTACAAAGAAGGGCAGTCCTGAAGTCTGCCCTTTTTTCTTTTTCCTTCCAAGCACCTACGAGTGCTATATACAATGGATCACTTGGACTCATTTTATACAAGTCTTCAAGTGCAACCGGCACATTTAGTTCTACTATGGCAAATGCCACAATATCGTGTGCCGATATCTTCTTCATTTAGGTTCTTCGCTAAATATGTTTAGTTCGGCTTGGAATGTTTCACTACTCAAGTTCTCAACTGTATCAAATGTAGTGGTTTGATCCTTGGTATACTTGATAAGAAATACCAAGTCTCGCAAGTCTGTTGCGGACTTGCCTTCTTTTTGGAATAGTTCCATTGCGTTTTTGCCAGTTACTTTTTCATAGTGGCACATTGAACGTAGACTTATTTTATCAAACATTTGAGTTCCTTTTGTTTATTGTTATTTGTTTTCTATCTAAAGTTTTTTTGTACTTCATTCCTTTTCTACGCTTGTTGGCCTCACCAATCTTACGTTTATGTTCTTCTGTAAATATTTTTCCTATCATTTTTGCTCTTTGTTTTTCTATAGAAATAAAAGATGGAGATTTTCCTTTATTATGGGCCACTCTGCCTTTTCTCGTCTTTGACATTTTAGACCGTGTTTCTTCTGAAATCGTTTTTCCTATTAGGGACTCGCTAATCCTTCTTCGTGTATCTTCGCTGCATATATACTTACCATTGCCACCAATGCGTAAATTATATCCATTTGGAGCTATACTATCTAATCTGATAGACCATTCAGTTTCTTTACTATGTAATTTTTCTATTGCACATTCTTCCAGCTTATAACAACTAAATGCTTCTTTCCCATATTTTGCAAATGATGAACTTATTAGTGGTTGAGTAGATTGAATGGTATTTAGATATTTTTCTATTCTCTGTGGAACGTGAATACTTTCTCCAACATACCATTTGGATGTTTCGTGGCATTGAATACCATATATACCAGAAAAACAACTTCCTGTATATACTATACTTCCACTGGAAAATAATAAATCCACGATTATTCCTTATTTTTTATTTCTTTCTGAAACTTTTTATATAGACTGTCATATTTGATTATGAACATCTTTATTCTTTGTTCTTCTACTCTTTTCTCGTGCATAGTAAGAATAAACTTGGCACGCTGCTCGTCTGTCCACTCTGCACCAAATCGTGGATGTTTGTCACCCTTATATTTGCGGCGGCTTTCAGATATCTTCTTTTTAGTCTCTTCAGTGTGTTTTCCCTTAAACATAATATCTATATATATCTTTTAGCCTTGCTATTCAGACAAAAAAAAAGACGATATTTTACAATATCGTCTTTTATATCAAATAATCTAAAGATTAGTTAGGACTGGCTAAAGTTTACTGCACCAGACAAGCGAACAGATACATCGGCAGTAAGAATACCCTGCGATGGATCATCAGCAGTGATGTTAAACTCGGTGAATGAGCCGCTGAAGCCCCACTTGGTGTTATCACTGAACTTGATATGGAAGATATCGTTGGCAAGAGCAGTGTTAGCACTCTGCGAAACGATGAACTGGTGAACGCCATTGGCTGGATTGTATTGCAGACCGAAGGTTAGTGTACCCGGATCTGTTAGAGCAGCAGCCTTGTATTCCTTGGCTGTGCTACTCATATTAGTAACATCAATGTCAGGCTTGCTGAAGTTAGGGCCACCAATGTTGGTTACGCCGTTGATTTCTACTGGAGCACCTGAACCGGTTGCTACATAAAGAAGTGTTTTACTATAGATTGCTGGGGATGCCATAATGTTTCCTTGTTTTGATTATTTGATTTACCTATAACAATAAGTATATGTCTGGATATAAAAAAATACGCTAAAAAATAAAAAGTATATATCTCAAAAAACTTGACTATCTTGTTATTTTGATCCATATATATCGCTGTTGTCATAGCAAAGTAAAAAGTTGTAAGAGCCCCACCGCATAGCAGTGGGGCTCTTTTTTTACTTATGGTTTACCATACTTTTTAATGACTTTTTTATATAGTTTATTAACATCGCTGCTCAACTTGCTTATTTTCTCTACAGTATCAGCACTATAATCATTCTGCATAGATAATAAGTCCAGTTCCATACGAGTTTTTACATACATAAATCTTATGTCATTCTCGTCCACCCAACTATGCTTACATCTATTAGTCTTCTTTGGTACTATCTGTATGTTATAATACCTATATGCCATCGGCTTTAGATGCTTGTTTTCTGGCTTATTAAACCAACTGGCAGATAGTATATGATCAATCTCGTGTGTCTTCATCATTTCATTGAACTGCTTTTGGTTCATATTCATTGTAGCAAGCAACTGCTCTCGTGTCATACCAAGGTTACTTACTACCTTATAACTGTGTCTCCAGCGATTTAGCAAATAACTGCGTAATGCTATACGCATTTTGATCTCCTCAAACTTTACTGGATCTGACCGCAGTTTACGCTGATAATCACGGTTATATGATTTGATATATTCCTTGTTGTTCTTTTGCCACTCTTTGATATAACCTTTATATGTCTTATAACTTGCCGATAATGTGCTTTCTGGGCGTTCTATATTTGTTGCTGTTGTCATAGTTTATTGTTGTTTAGTTGTTGTTTGTTGTCTGACACATTCTTTAGTAAAGAAGTGTGTCAAGAATAAATAGGTATCAAAAATCTCAAAATATCATTTTATTTGGTAAAAGTCATAATATATTTCTGATATATACTTATGTAGTATGTTTGATCTTGACGACGAAGAAGACAAAGAAACAACATATGCGGTGACAGTAAGATACAAGAGGTTCAGTATCCACAAAAATATTGTGATCAATCTGGCAATAGAATGCTGCTGCGAGAACTATGATGAATACGAGGATAAAATGGTGGTATACTTCAGCGACAAAAAGAACGCTCAAATATACACCTCGTTTTTAACCAAGCATATAAAACCTAAAAGTAACTGATGCTATAGCCATTTACTTTCTGTTCTCGTGTTATAAGTGCCTTGCGTAATGTCTCGTGGCTGATATCAAGTTGTTTGCTTGTTTCACGCAGATTTACAAATCGTATGACTTTGCCATCTTTGCGGAATGTTATTTTGCTTTCTTTTTCGGCTCTTGTTTCTATTTTCTGCCTGATATATTCATCCCAACTTACATTATCAACTCTTGTGCCTTTATAACACCAGTTGTTTGCTTCTACGCCATCACGCAGCATACAATATATAAGATGAGCAGTCAGTCCAGTTTGTGTCATTATATTTGATCTGTTGTCTCCAAGATGAACTTCAGCACCATTCTTTGTATTGATAAGATAATGCCCAGTCATTCTTACTTTCCATACTTTACTTGCATCTATCTTTGGCGGCACAACCATTCTTGGCCATTTTCTGCGTTCACCCCAGTATGATGAGCAGGTCTCTTTATAGTATATCTCATTAAAGTATTTGGCCTTGTCATCCAGATGCTGTATATTATTGCTATAAAATCCAGCAGGTTCCTTGAAGTTTACCTCTACAGATACATCCTCATCATAACTCAAGCACATCATATAGCCATCTTTGCCTTTTAGTATATGAGCAACTGAAGAACCAGCATCTATTGTTTTTACATACTCAAATCCATCTACCTTTTGTTTGTTTGTTCGCACAAACGAAGGCATATAAACTTTCTCATATCTACCCATTATATTGTTGTATCTCATATTTCATATATATGGGATACATTATTCAAAATATTTTTTTAGGGCTTTATATAGTCGTCTGGTTTCTTACCTATTCTTTTTACAAGTTTTACAACCGCAGCAATCAACTCTGGACTGGTTACGCCAACAATACCATAACTGATTGCTTTTATGAAACTGCTCACAGGCATTTGCTCAA